TGATTGGGCATCGGGTGCCGGGTGTACCCGAAGCTCGCTTTCGCTGCACCAGTGTTCCGGTAATACGCGAGTACCGTCCTCATGTGTGCAAAACACCCAATGGGCTGTGCACGCGGGATTGGGACAGCTTCCTCGCTGTTGTGCGTGGCGGCGATGTCCGCCACGATGGACGTGTGTGTACTTCGTCCCGCATATGGTTTTCTCATCCAATATGAGCGGAAAAGCGCACACATGTGCATGTCGCCACCAACCTTGCTCCTCCTTCCAGGGGCCAGGCAGAACTCCGTCTACCTTTGGTGTCGACTTTTGTCCATAATCCAGCTTTTCGGTATCCAAGTCTTTGCACTCGACATAGAACCGACCCGAAACAGGCAACCCCGCTGGCACAACCGGTGTCTCCCCGGACGACCTGGGGACCGATTGAGGGGTCTGGCTGACACAGCACGTCAGTGCGGCAGGCGGTGGGTTCAACGCCTTTGCCGCAGGCGCCAGGAGGCTAGCGCCAAGCTCCCCATATGGAAGCAAATCGAGCATCCCTTTCGCCGCTAGTTCCGCGGGCATCCCGATGTCGCGAAGGTACTGTTCGGGATTGTCCAATGGGTTCTCGGGGTCGAATGTGCGTTCACGCATGCGGTCGTCGAGATCGCGCCACATTTGGCCCACGCGCTGCGCCTCCGCATGGTAAGCCGCGCATGTGCGATCTGGCCAGAGAGGATTGCCGGCAGCATCAACATCTACCCAGTCCTCTCCGTTCTCGAACTTCAACCATTCATGCATGACGACCCCGCTGATGTCCGCGGCATCTAGCTTCTCCCTTACCTCCCTCACCAAGTCAGCAAGAGTCCCACTATCCTTGTTCGCGTCCGGATCGAAGCGAAGGTAGTCGTCTGAGTACTGCTGCTTGTTGTGCCCGGCCTTGATGGCTCGTTCGGCGTACGCGACGCCGGCGTGGTATATGAACCATCTAATTCCGGGCATTTGAGAGGCTTCAACAGCTCTCCGGAGCGTCATAGTGGCGTATTCAGCTTCTACGGCAACCTGGACGACGGGTCCGGCCTCGCCGTCCTTCAATGTAAAAGCTGGGACAGTCGCCGCAATGGTACGCTCCAAGTTGCGTCCGGCTTTGCACAATGCGTAGATTCTTTGGCCCCCGCGCGCCACTCGGACGTATCGCGAGAGAACCTCAACCGCACCGTGGGCTATCTTTGGGACAATGTTCTTCTGGTATTGTGCCCAACCCTTGATGCAGTCGTCGCGCTTGTTCCATACGCATGTGAGTGCGACGTCGTCGCCGTCGCCCAAATTGATGGGCAGTTGTAGGGCCGCTTGATCACTCGTGTTGGTCATTCCTGCTTCCATATATGTTAGCAGGAGCTCCTTCGCTTTCTCCGTGAGCTGAAACTGGGCTGCCTCCTTCAACCAGTCGGCCACCATGTCCGCGGCCTCGGTCTTCGGATCTTCCAGGCGAAATCGTTCGGCCAACTTCAGCGCAACCGGAGCCTTCATGAGTGGCTCGGCGCAGTAGGCGCGAATGAACTCACAGATACTTATTGCGATAACCAACAACCTGTTGAAAAGGCTGGTGCCCCTCTCCCCAGAAAAGAGGATGAGCGCCTCGTAGTCCAAAATGAGAACGAGCTCCTTAAGCTCAACTCTGATGTTCTCGGCCTCGAGAAGGGTGGTGGCCGGGTCTACGATGAAGGCGGAAGTGGGCATTCCGTCCAGCACAGCCAAGATGGCTTGACGCAGAAGATCTTCCATCAAGAACTTCTCATAAAAAGTCCATGAGCTGTCCATCGCTGAAAAATCGGCGGAAACGATCCTCTGGTGCGCGGCACGCTTGGCGACGGCGGCGATCTTGGCGTCGCGGGCGGTATTATCACAGCCCTTAACGCCCCATCGGCCGTACACAGCTTTAAAGAGCTGTTCAAATGTGGACACAGGGGCACAGTGGGCTCCACACTCCACTGTGCCCGGTGTTGCCACCAGCCTGGGCCTCTTCTCAGGCGCCAGGCCTAATTCCCGGGTCTTCACAAACCCCGCCATTTTGAAACGGCGGGGAAAGTTTGCGCCTTCCTCGGCTGTCTGACGCGTGATTTCGCCCCATGCCTCAGGGAACTTCATGCTTGGCATTTCACTCGACGGATCTAGGAGGTGCTTGTTGAATGCCCCCACCATCTCGTCGATCATGCACAGCATCACCAGCGTCTGCGTGTTGCGGATCTTACCGGAAGCGGGAGGAAGGAGCGTTTCCTTGGCAAAATGCCTCGCTACTCCCAACCGCTCGTTCTTGAGGGTCGAACCCAAGCCGGCAGTAACCGCCTTTATCCGAGGAGCAAAGATCTTGGTGGAGTAGTGCTTGTCGCCCTCAACAGGGCATGCGTCTCGCAAGCCTTTCTCCACCTCCTGCTGTTTGAGCTCTTCTGGTTTAGGCTCAACAGCCAGACCGCTTCTGAGCGGGCGGTCCTTTGCTGCGCTTTCCCGGTCAGGGAGATATTCCGTGACGCCGACTTCTTCGGCGTCAACCGGAAGGACGACCTGTTCTCGCTCCGAGGCACCGCTTGCGGGACTTTGGCCGGTGGCCATGCCCGAATTTGGTGCGGATGCCCCGCCGTTGGTGGGCTCCCCAGCGTTTGCAACCGCTGTGGGGGTGGTGCCGGCCACCTCAGCCGTGGCACCACTCTTCGCGGGTGGTTCATACTCCGCGATGACCCGAACACGGCCCTCTGGCCAGCACGCCGCAACGAAAAATTCGAGGTGGACGTGGGCGAGGCGGGCCCCATTCGAAGGATATTCGAATGCAGTGGCCCGCTCGGAAGTGGCGGTTTGCAACATCCTCGTAATAACCGGAGTCGTTCCGGCGGCGTCG